ACAATGCAGGATTCTTGATTTATTTTTTTAATTGACAATGCTAATTGAAAGTCATATACTTTGGTTAAGTTATTAAATAATTTTTCCGTATGGATTTTCATTTGATAGCTCCTTTTCAACACCCGTCAAATCATTGGCGGGTGGTTTTCTTTTTCCATAATTTCCAAGATAACACGGCGTCAGCTTGGTTTTTTGTCATTCCAAAGCTTGGAATATCGGTTATTTTTCTTAATTGCCAGTTGTTTATATCATCGGATTCTGGTTTTATACCAAAGTCAATGTTATCAATTTCTATATCAGATTCTTCGTAAATTTTAATTTCAACACCATTGTATCTTGCAAGCTTACCATCATTTCGAATATAAACCACGCCATATTCCAAATCGTAAAAAGAAAACCAACCATCTGGGGCCGCATACGGTGAAATTTCTTGACCGTATTTGAAACAGGATTCTGGTATATCCTGTAATTCTGGTTTTTGTTCCTCATTATCGTCTTTCTTTTCAGATTCATCTGCAAATGGGTCATCTAAGATAATAAATTTACCATTCCTTGTTTCTGCTGCTTTTGGCAATACTTCGGTAAAATCCAAATCCCCATAGTTTTCTATATTGCCGCCGCAATCAAATATCCGACAAACAGTTTTATTCTGATGTGGTCGCAAGCCACGCCCAACTTTTTGAACCCAACGGCTGCGCGACCCATCGATGCATAAATTAAACACATTCATAATATACGGATCATCAAATCCCTCGGTTGCAATATCAACATTGACCAACCACTGAGTTTTACCTTTGATAAATCTGTCCATTTCCTCATCGTTATCATAACCACCAGATTTTATATACGATACAGATTCACCCATTTCCTGCAAAGTTTCTTTTACATGGATTGCAACGCTGTGGTTTCTGCAGAAAATGATTGATTTTCCAGGTAATCGTTCCAGTTCTTCAAAAGACTTTTTCAAATCTTTTTTCAAATTTTCAATGTATTTCAACAACAAATCACCAAAAAGACCGTCTGGAATATCCCAAAGAGAATTAAAATTATGAAATTCTGGTTTTGATAGATAATTCATAGCAATCAATTCGCGCGCCGATATCTGATAAAAATTATCAAATAATGTTCCAAGTGTCTTTTTATCACCTCGAATTGGGGTTGCGGTTGCACCAAATAAAAATTCCGGATTCCAATACGCGGTTAGTTCTTCATAGGATTTTGCGCGAGAATGCTGCACTTCATCGTATATTATTGCCACTGGTTTTGGTAATTTTTCAAAGTGATTTATTGCGGTTTGAACCGTCATAAATACAACTCGACCATGCATTGACTTCATTCTACCGGAATACTCAGACGCAGCATATTCAGGAACTACCTGACGAAATTTATCTATGTTTTGCTGGTTAATCTTATCCCGACCAACAATAACATAAATTTTACCTTTTGAATTATTCGCAATCCAACGCGCAACAGCAGATAACATTATTGTTTTTCCTGCACCAGTCGCGGCCACCAACAATGAATTTTTATCATTGGCCAGTTTCTTTGTGCAGAATTTTACTGCGTCTTCTTGATATTTACGAAGTTTGAACATTATTTAACATCCCCACAAAAATTTGAATCAAATTGTATTGTTTCTGCGCTGGGTTTGTTATTCCAAGATGATGTTCTTTGTGTCCAGTATGCAATGCAATCGTTTTTTGTTGGTTGCGGGGTTTTATCTTTTGGAATTATAATCCAAATACAGATTGTGGTTAATAAAATTATTGATAATTGTTTCATTGTTTGCTCCTTTCTATGAACACATTATTACATAAAAAAAATCGAATTGCAAATTTATTTTTTGATTTTTTTTATTTTATTTTTATTTTTCTATTTTATATATCTTCTGTTTTTTTAATATATATTTTATAAATACATAAATTACATAACCTTATGGTTATAAATAATTGGCTATAATCAAAGAATTATTAGAATAAAAACGCCAAAAATGCGCGCACATTTGGCTATTTGATGGCGCATATACGGCGCATAATGGCAAATATCGACACTTTGCAGAATTTGGCAAATAATAATTTTTTTCAAAAAAAGATTTGACTTTTTATTTTTTATTGCTATAATTTGGTTATAAAAAGGAAAAAACAATGAAAATAAAAAAGAACGAAAGAGTATTATTAGAAGTATTACAAAAAGTAAAATTTGTTTGTAAAAATAACAATATCGCCCTGTCAAAAGCATATAGAATACTTCATACATATTTAACAGATCGACATTATTTTGGTAAAATATCACAAAGAACAGAATTAAAGTTATCCGAATCCGAAAAAGAATTGATAAAAGTTGTTGATGATATTTTGAAAATTAAACATGATGACGATAAAGAATAATTCTATAAAATAAAACTGGAGGAAAAAATGGAACACGAAAATATACTTGTAAAAGATTTAATAGAAACCATCAAAGATTCGTATGAACAATTAAAAGATCTTGGATATGAATTTGATGATTGTCCTATTTGTCAACAAAAAATGCCTGTTGAATATAAACATTCTCTAACAACAATAATGATTCGTGGATTAAGTCATTTGTTTCAAGCAACTGGTCGGCGCGCAAATCTACAAAAACTTCTTGAAAATAAGAGCGAATACACGAATTTCCAAAAACTTCGTTATTTTGGGCTTGCAATGCCGGCCGATGACGATAGTGGTGATTGGTTTATGACATTGCGCGGATTTGAATTTATGACCGGCCAAAGAAAAGTTCCAAAATTTGTCTGGACAAAGAAAGCCAAAGTTATAAGATTCAGTAATGAAATGGTATCAATCGATGATATAAAAGATTGTGTCCAGTATAAGCAAGAATGGCGTGCGCAAGCACAATTTGCAACAGGTAAGCAACAAAACTTATTTTAGGGGGATAAAATGGTATGTGAACAATGCGGGAAAATAATAAATCAACAAAATAAGTTCATTCGAGTGATAAAAAATAATAGGCCACATATTGTTAATTTTGATTCCTATGAATGTTATTTGAAATTTTGGGATGGTGTCCCGAATTTTATACCGTTGTTACCAATCGAGAATACAAATGAAACGAACGCCATTGAAGCCATTTAAGCCAAAGGCAGGTGTTAAATACTGGCCAGGAACAAGTATAAGGATAAAAGAAAATGTCAAACCAATTCGTAAAATATCAGAAAATTGGAAAAAGATATGGTTGTTAACAAGAAAAATATGTTTTGATAAATGGGGTAAAGTTTGTTTTCTTTGTGGAAGTGTAGAAAATATACAAGTCCATCATTGGCAACAAACTAGAAGTCAGAACCCATCAAGGCGGACAGATCAAACGAATCTTATTCCATTATGCGCAAAATGTCATTCTCATAATGGTGCTGATAAAAGATTTTATGAATTAAAAGAACAAATAGAAAGGAAACTAAAATGAAAACAAAATATACCTTACAGGAACTTATTGATAAAAAAATAGCTATTCGCTGTAATTCACAGGAAGAAGCCGATAAAGTTTGTAAGTTTATGAATATAGAAAGAATTTTAATTCCTAGTTGTTGCTATTCGATTATAATAAAACCAGAACCAAAAGAAATGAAAGAAATAATCCCTGCATCAGAGTTTTTTATGGAAGATGATGTGGAAGAAGTTAAAGATATTATTGTCGACAATTTCAAATTACAACTGACAGTAAAAGAATTAAAATCTGGCGATAAAATATCAGTTGTTAGTGTTGATGGCGCGAGATATGCGGCAGTAGTAAAAATTATTATGGACGACAGACTGGTCTATGATGATTTTTCTTGGACTTACATAAATGCCATAAAAGAAATAACCCGTTCAGTAGATATGAGTAAGTATATTGGAAAGTTGGGCTGGTTTTGGGATTATGAAAATAACAAAAATGTATTGGGCATACTTTATAAAATAAATGATAGAAACATAGAAAGATATAATAGTAAAAATGGTTTTAGTTTTCAAAACTTTACACCCTTAACACAATCAGAAATAGATGAACTTAATCCAAATAAGGATAACTAAAATGATATGCTTAATTCCAATTAACGACTATTACATAAACGCAAATCTGATTGTTTTCCTTGCAGATAAACATCCTGCGATAGGAAAAGATTTTTGTAAGATAGGTATGCGTGGAATGGACAATATAACTGTTGATACAAATTGTGAAGTAATTAAAAAACAAATATATAAAACTTGTAAGGATAACTAAAATGAACTGGAATAATCCTACACAAATTCCAAATGAAAAAGCACAGGTTATTTTTCATTTGCACGAAGGTAATCCAAGATTTGGAATTTTCAAAGATGGCCACATTGAAGAAAGCCATGGTGAAAAACACAAAATGTATGAAATAAAAAAATGGGTATATGTTCATGAATGGCAAATGGAAATATACAGAACTAGAAACGAAAATAAACGAGGATAAAAATGTATCATATTGTTAAAAATAGTTTGTATTTCAAATACGCAATATCATTGATTGATAAGAGTTTTGTATTTACAGATTCTGATAAAAAATCAAAGAATTTTGACACAGAAAGGTTGGCGGGTATATTTGCCGAAAATATAGGATTAAAAAATTATACAATTCAAAAAGAAAAAATAAGATGAAAAGATTTTTATTTTGTTATATTTTTTATATTATAAACATTATAATTTAAGTTGCTATATTCAAGGATTCTAGTATAGAAATGAATATATTGTGTGTGATTTGGGCAAAAAATTATGGTTGATTATTTAATAGATGATAAGTAAAATAAAATTATGGGAAAGAGCGTTTGGTATCGCAAGTAGGTTTAATTACCTGCCCTCCGAAAGGTGTAACGCGACCAAAGATTTCCTACCAAAGATTCTGATGTAAAAGTCGGATTATGCAAGACGCCTGCCAGAGCGTATCTGGCATAAATTAAAATGGAATATGGTATATTACGAACTTTTTCTGGACAATTATTAAAATTCACTTGGTTTAACGATTTGGATACAATATACACCGCGGCTGCGCGAAGACTTAAAAATGACCCGATTATGGGTAATTTATCACCATCAGAATATCTTGAAAAAAATAACATAAAAAGCTTGCAACCTATCAATGAATGGTGGTATAATCGCATTGTCGAAGAGATAGATAATAAAACTGGAGGAAAAAATGAAAATCGAGAAAATTGCATGGGTAGATAATAGCATCATGTTTGATAACGATAAGTGGCACGAAATCAACAAACTTAAAGATATACCCGAAACTGTTCACTTAACCACAGGTTTTGTGGTATTTGAAAGTGAAAAACAAATATGTCTTGCAATGACCGTCAACGATAATCAGATGTTCACCGGTCAGTATATTTGCAAATCAAGTATTGTTGACCGGATGGTAATTTATGATTCCGAATCATCAGAAAAGAAAGATGTCGTTGCTGTTGAATTAGAACCGGTTGATATTCCAGATCAGAAAGTTAAAATTGAAAACCCAATAAAAAATGAATTATCAGAAGAAGAAAAACAACATAGAATAAAAATAAGTCAAGCTTTTGATAAATTCAATCAAATAAAAATGGATCACAAAATTCCAAAAGATTCGTATATTGTAAGTTATGATCCCGTATGCACTCATTTTATTGCAAAGGATAACAAAACAGAATACTTTACAAATGTTCATTTTATAGATTCAAACTGTAACCCATTGCCTGTAAATAAAGCCACATGTAAAACAAATGGAATAATTGAAGAAGTTTTTGACACAGCAATCAAAGAAGATAAAAAAATAGTGGATAAGATTGAAAAATTAAAAAAAACAGAAATCGAAACGCCAAAGCCAAAATCGTATCAACCTGGTGAGTATTTTCCAGCAAAGTCCAGTCAAACAAAAAATATAAAATTAAGTCCCCGCGAAAATGAACTTTTGGAACTTGAAAAGAAATATCCTGGCGACACAAGAAAACAATCAGAAGATTTAGGATGCACTATGCAAACAATCTATGTTATGCGTAACTCTATCAAAAAGAAACAAGCATTGGGGAAATAACGATGGCAGACGCAAAAAAGATTGATAAATATCTGAAAAAAGACATCAACATACTTCACGATAAAGAAAAGCAATATACACTGGCAAAAAAATTATTTCCTGGGCATATTTGTCGCCATGTCGATATTATAAATGTTTATAAATACTGTGGCTATGCACAAAATGAAGAAAAAGATATTAAAATAGCTTTTTATCAACGGAATGGTTATGCAATGCCCGAAGAAGAAATTAACAAAATAAAAGCAGAATTTTGGCTGGTTGTTTTTGGTAAAACTCGTGAGAATGTTTCTTGACATATTATTTTTATAGGAGTATTATTTTCAAGAGAGGATTAAAATGGGTAAAAAAAATATCACAATAACACTTTTTGATCACAATACTCATCCCGTCTGGGCAGATTCATACCAATCTGTGCATGCAGCAAAAAACAAGACAAATGGTGCTTATACTTATTCGATTGATATTGTAAAGTATCATATTCCAATTATCCTCGACTTGCTGGCCAATCAAAAAAAATATAAAAATATCATAATAACAACCGTTGGTTCAAATAATTATGAAATAATTCCCAAAAAAACAGATTTGATAATATCATATTTGCATGAAAACATCGACCGCGAAATCCCAAGAATTGAAGAATTTATAAAAAATTATAAGAAAAAAGTTATTTATATCACAGCGCGTCTGGATTTATACGAAAAAATTATATCAATGGGCATTGATGCAATTCACCTCCCGATGGCTATTGTTGTATCGGACATTGATAAATTTGAGGGTAAATTTCAAAAGTATTATGGTAAACGCGTGATTTGGTTCGGCAATAAATATCTCGGTAAAGACGCAATGTTTGGCAAAGTAAAAAGCACATTCATTCGAAAAGGTTGGCAATTTGACGAAATATCCAAAAATAAGTTCAACAATAGAATTAAACTGAATCGTGATAATATATTTGAGATATTATCGCATTATCAATATGGTGTTGGGGTGGGTCGGTGTTTTCTTGAAGTGACCGCGCTCGGTATTAAAACAATGATCTGCGCACAAAAGAATGGTGGGATTATCACAAACAATGAAGAGTTTGAATTACATAAAGCTCATAATTTTGCAGCGTCAAGTCCAATTTGCACATATTCACCATTGATTGAGGATTGTATCGATGGAATAAGCAAATCAATTATCAAAACGGTTGATGTTCACGAAATCTTACCATATTTAGAAAAACAATTAAAAGATATACTGGAATAAGCTATGGATATTGTTTATATGGTGCGCAACGGCGATCAAAATGAAGATTTACGGTATAGTCTTCGCTCTATTGCCAAAAACGCACCAGAATTTGATAAAATACATATTGTTGGATATAAGCCAAGGTGGGTAAGTGATGATGTTTTATATTATCCAACATCCCAAAATTCGGCAGTATCCAAGAATAGAAACACGACTATGAACCTTATGGCTGCATATAACATCCCAAAGATATCTGATGATTTTATTCTTATGAATGATGATTTTATTCTAATCCGACCAATTCAAGATTGGAATGAGTCGTTGAATAAAGTTAAGAATACTCTCGAAGAACAGATAAAAGAATACAGAAAATTTGGCGTTTATTCAAAATACGCCAAGACATTTGAAGATTGTCTTCCTTTGATAAAAGAAATTTCTGGCCGAAATGTTCCATATAATTATGAGCAACATTTTCCAATTATAATAAACAGAAGTAAATTCAACACTATTTTCAATGATATACGCGTAATAAATTATATCAATTCACATGACATAGTTCTAAAAAGAAGCTTGTATGGAAATGCAGCGGGCTTACCGTTTGATAAACAATCTGATGATGTTAAAATAAGATCTGGCGATCCGAATGAATTTACCACCGATTGGATTTCTGTATTTGATAACTATATTGGTAATCCAAGAAAGCCAAAACTGAATAAATTCTTAAATAATTTATTCCCAGAGAAATGCAAATATGAAAAATAGGAGTAAATAATGAAAAAAACAATTGATCAATCTTTGTGGAAATTTGAAATCAGAAAATTATCTGATTTGGTCAAAAATCCAAACAATCCACGCGAAATCACAAAAGAAACATTAAAAGGCGTTCGGGAATCATTGAAACGCAATGGATACATTGATAGAATTGTTATAAATAATCAAAATATGATTTTATCTGGCCACGCGCGATATGAAGTGCTTTTGGAACAATTTGAACCAGATACTGAGGTTGAAGTATTAGTTGCAACCCGTGATTTGACCAAAGATGAAGAGGAAAATGTTCTTCTTGGAATGAATACCCAAGGCGGAAAATGGGATATGAAATTACTTTCATTGAATTTCGATCCAATCAAGCTTGATGATTTTGGCATTGATTTCAAAAGAATTGAAAGTGAAAAAGAAATTGAAGAAGTAGAATGTCCAGATATAGACGATACAAATAAACCAATTTGTCGATTAGGTGAAGTTTGGATACTCGGAAATCACCGATTGATGTGTGGGGATGCAACAATTATTGATGATGTAGAAAAATTATCAAATAATACTAAAATGGATTTATTTATTACCGACCCGCCATATAACGTTGAATACGAAGGGAAAACAAAAGATAAATTAAAAATTCAAAATGATTCTATGTCTGATGATAATTTTATGAAATTTCTAATAGATTCATTTACTTGTGCAAATGCTTTTATGCGGGATGGAGCAGTATTTTACATATGGCATGCTGATTCAGAAGGTTACAATTTCCGTTCTGCATGTAAAAATACTAGTTGGAAAATTCGTGAATGTTTGATTTGGGTAAAAAATAGTATGGTGATGGGTCGTCAAGACTACCAATGGAAACACGAACCATGTCTATACGGTTGGAAAGACGGTGCTTCACATATTTGGAATTCGGATAGAAAACAAACAACTGTTCTTGAATTCAATAAACCATCTGCTAATAAAGAACATCCTACTATGAAACCTATTGAGCTATTTGCTTATCAAATTAAAAATAGCTCTCTTGAAAATAATACCGTCCTTGACCTATTCGGTGGTTCAGGAACAACAATCATCGCCTGTGAACAATTAAACCGTAAATGCTATACAATGGAACTTGACCCAAAGTATTGTGATGTTATTATCAAAAGATGGGAAAAATTCACTGGTAAACAAGCAAAAAGAGAATCCGATGGCTCTTTATTCAAAAAATAATGGACGCGAGGGTGAACGCGAGGGTGAATAAATGGGAAGACAAACAAAAGAATTTTTAGCTAATAAAGGCAAGATAATGGAAAAACGCACAAAAGAATCTGATAGAAAAGGTGCGATTTCCGCCAACGCCGCTATTAAAACAAAAAACGCAATGAAAGAGGCTATGGACTTGATTATGTCTATGAAAGCCAATGATGAAGATACAAAAATGATTCGTGGGAAATTTCCTCAACTATCAAAAACTGAAATTGATGGATATATCGAAGCAGCGGTTATGATGAGAAATCATTCAAGAAATAATCCTAAGGCAACTGCAAAGTTAATTGAAATTATGGGTGGAAGTGAAGAAATTCATGCGCCTGCTGGAATTTCCATTGTGGTTGCTGATAATAAAACCGCAAATTCTATCCAAAAAGTCATTGATTTACCGAAATAATTACCAAAGAGAGAGAAATGGCTGCCGAAATAAAACTTAGAAGTCTTGATTTGTCGTCAAGAATAACCCAAGAAGAGTTTATAGTCGCTTGTCAGCAGGTTGCTCGAAAAATGGAAAAAGATATTAACCATGGTCCGATAGGACTTGAATTTAATATCTATACAAGAAATGAGGCATTAAAATGGGAATTTACGCATAAGTTCTTGGATGTTCTTATGGAACAAATGCGGTTATTTGTTGCATTGCGGGATACAACATCACTGGTTGTCGATCAGATTGTTGTAAAAGTTCATAACAAAATGCCAGAACATAAAATAATTATAAGAAAAATATGAATGATGGAATCAAATTTACAAAAATATATGACCGGATTGTCGCCGCTATTCAAATGGGTGCGCGGATAATCTTTGCGCGCGGCGGAACATCATCATCAAAAACATGGTCAATTCTGTCCATATTGTTTATACGGGCTTTATACAGCCACCGTTACATCAATGTCATTGGTTTGACTTATAAACACCTTTCAATGGGTGTTTTACGAGATTCAAAGATTCTTGCGCGTCTATTTGGAATAGAATGGTCAGTTTGGTATCGGTCAACCGAACATATCTTGTTTTTCCCAGGTGGTGGTCAGATTAACTTCGTTTCCATTGATAAAATTGATACAGCACATGGTGTCAGATCTGATGATTTGTTCATAAACGAGTGTAATTATCAATCTTGGGAAATTGTGGACCAGCTTATTGCTAGAACATCTGGTTTGGTGTTTTTAGACTGTAATCCCTCCGCTAAATTCTGGATAATACCAAAAATTCTCGAAAATCCAGCATTCAAGGGTTCTGTTTATGAAGATGTTTCAACATACAAGGATAATCCATTTTTATCAAAGAATACCATTCAATCAATCGAAGCACATGATAGAAATAGTAATTGGTGGCGTGTATATGGTCTTGGTGAATGGGGCGCACATGAGGGACTTGTGTTCCAGAATGTCCAAATTGGTGAAACGCCAGAGGATATTATTCATAGTGTTCCTGAGAAATTTGGAATTGACTGGGGATTTGCCGCGGATGCGTTTGCTCTATCAGGTTCGTATGTTGTAAAAAAAGACGGGAAAAACTTACTTTATATTGATGATGAGCTATATATGCACCATGCCCTTAATAAACAAACCGCACCATTGGTCAAAGAAATTGTCGGAAAACGCAAGGTTGTATGTGATAATGCACGACCAGAGGCCATTGCGGAATATGTCAATGAATATGGAATAAATGCGGTTGCATGCCAAAAGGGAAAAGGTTCGGTCGAGGGCGGATATACAACATTACAGGAATTTGATATTATTTATATTTCACCAGAATGCAAGAATTTATATCGAGAGTTCACAACATTAGAACACGAGAAAGATAAAAGATCAGGGGAATTTACAGCAGAAATTAGGAAAAATCAAGATGATCACGGGGTTGATTCTGTTCGATATGCTTTGGAAGATATAACTCTTCATAAAAAAGATATTCGAAAAATGTTTATAAATATGCCCAGCGCAAACATTAGAGAACAAATTGACGAAGATAATATATCATTGCAGCCAGATTTATCACCAGACTCTTTCTTACTTTGACATTTTGAGAAAATACTTATACAATACACCAAAAGGGATTTTACGATGGAAAACAAAAAAAAGAAAACCGGATTTGTAAATTATTTACATAAAGTATTCAAATCTTATCCAATTAGCGATTCTAATGGCGACATATTCGAAGAAAACAAAACCCCGTTAGATATTGCCATTGAACAACAAAGAGATTTACTTATTTCCAATAATTATAAGAAAATCGATAATAAGCTTGTTTTGAAAGATGACGCCCCAGCATATTTTGCAGGGTTTGGCGTTGCGGGTATGGACCCTGCAAGTATAAAATTCCCAGGTTATCCTTTTTTAATGTCTTTGACCCAGAATCCACTTATTAGAAATGGCGTTCAGAAAATCGCCAATGATATGACAAAAAACTGGTGTAAAATAAATACATTAAAAGACGACCAGAAAGACAGAAGCGAATTTGTTACCCGTAAATTGGAAAATCTTAATTGCCGTGAAACTTTTAAGAAAGGCGAAATTGCAACCGGATATTATGGCGGATGTCTTATTTATGTCGAGATTGTTGATTCCAATGGTAATGCTCCAAATGATGAAGAATTAAAAACACCTATTTGGGATGATAATAACGAAGAAGTCGCCAAGGTTAAATTAAAAGGAATGAGAGTAAATCGGTTAAAAGTTATCGAACCTTGGAACTTTACCTCGATGGGATATGATACAACAACCCCAACGCGTGCCGATTTTTATGAACCAACCTATTATATCGTGATGGGAAAAGAAATACATGCTTCCCGTTTCTTGCGTCTACGTGAGAATTATTGCCCGCAGATATATTCCCCAATTTATAATTTTCTTGGAATACCAACAGCTCAGTTGGCGTTTGATTATGCCTATGGATTCGAATCCGCAAGAAAATCCATCAACAAATTGATAAGAAAGTATTCATTGTTGGTTTTTGGAACAAATCTTAAACCAGATGATAATTCATTCAATGCAACAAAATTTATCCAGAACAGATTGAATGCCCTGGCCAAAGGCCGCGATAATAACAGTATTGCTTTATTTGATAAAGACACAGAAACATTCGAGAATATAACAACACCAATATCTGGCCTTGATCCGCTCTGGACCAAGCAGCTTGAATTGATGACAATCCCTTTCCAATTGCCTATTGTTAAACTTCTGGGCGCATCACCATCAGGATTCAGCACAGGGGATACAGAATTAACTAATTATTACGATGCGATTTCAACCAATCAAGTTTCTGTATTTGAAACCGAATTGTTAAAATTGAATAAAATGATTGATTATACAAATCCAGAAGAATCGAAAGAACCTGTTAATTTTGTTATAAGCTGGAATCCAATCAGAACAATGACAGATAAGGAAATTGCAGAATTGAGTAAAATTCGGATTGACGCTGATACGAGTTTGATGTCGAGTAATATCATCTCTGCCGAAGAGGTTCGCAATAGAATATCAAAAGATGAATTTTCGGGTTATAATGGAATAGATGCGGACCTGGTCCCAGAAGTTCCAGAGCCTGATGATACAGACGAAGATGACCTAGAACCTCCATTGAAAGAAGATGAAAAAAAGTAAACCAGTATATTCTTTTAATATCCCAATAAAAAATCCTGCATTCACGACGGAATACAAACGCCGTTTGCAAGATTTGATAACAAAATATCACAACGAAATAAAAGATATTGTGGATAAAAACTATTATTCTGACCAGTCGGAACTTGATTTTGTATCATTATTCCAAGAAATGATAAAAAGGAATACAAAGTTTCGTGCAGATTTGAATAAGCTTCCTGGGGATTTCTTTAACAAAAAGCTCAAATTTGTTAATAATTCGATGGAAAAATCATTTAAGAAAGCCACTGTCCAGCTTGCACAAAGCAATAAAGTATATATCGGGAAAGATGGAAAACCTGCAAAAGTTATGATTCCTGCAATAACATTCACTGCAACCCGGGAAGAGCGTGCATTCTTAAAATCGTCAGCTATTGAAAATTCTCAGTTGATACGAAGTATTGGCGAAGAACATATAAGACGGGCAAGCAGCGCGATTTCAAACGCAATGCAGACAGGTTCTAGCCGAGAGGAATTATTTGAAGAGCTTTCCCATGGATATGGAATAACAAAACGCCGTGCGGCAATTATTGCAATCGATCAGAGTAGCAAGATAACCGAACAGTTATCAACATTCAAAATGAAAAATTGTGGAATAAAAGAGGGTATCTGGATTCATTCACATGGTGATAAGAAACCTCGTCAAACACATTTGAAAATGGATGGTAAAAAATATAACCTTGATAAAGGTTTGTATGATTCACAAGTTGGAAAGTATGTTATCCCGGGTGAATTACCTGGTTGCACATGCACCAAATCGCCTGTAATACCAGATGAATGGATGGAAACAAAATGAGAAAATTGACATTTTTAGTTTTTTTTATAATAATAAATATGCACGCATATGCAGATACTTTCAAAGTCGTTGGGAATAAACGGTCGTATGATACAATTCAACAGGCTGAGAATTTTATCAAGAAAGATATGAAATGCGATGCGATTGATAAATATGGTGACTTTGGTTCTACAATGTTTGTCATAAACTGTTATATTATGGATGGAGATATGCATAATGTAGACAATAGTGACCATTTTTATGAAATACAAAAGTGTTCAAAACAGGGAATTTGTGCGTATTTTAGAAAATATAATGTTTCTGTAACACATCAATGAGGATTTTATGTTAAAAAATTATACACCTATTCGTGACCAAGCTCAAAAAGTATGGACTGACAATAATGGTTGGCTTAGAATTGATGGCGTTGAACTCACCCGCGAAACTGTAAATAAATATCTTGGTTCAGAATTAGATCCAGATGGTTCACATGGGTTAAAGTCATCTGATGTTTATAGCGTTTACCGATCGCCTGAAGCTCTTGAAGATACAGTTAACGAATTTACAAATATCGATGTAAGCGATAAACACGAGATGGATAATCCTGACAATCATATCAGAAGTATTGGAAGTATCGGCGCGGCTGAAACTTCAAAAGAAAACAATCAAACAGTCATTCGCGGGAATGTTGTTATAAAATCAACTCCATACATTGACGCTATAAATAAAAAAGATTTGAATGCTTTTTCTGTTGGATATGATTCTGTTTTAGATTTTACTCCAGGAACAACGCCATGGGGCGAACCTTATGATGTTAAAATAACAAAAATTATCCCAAATCACTTGAAATTAACAAACAATCCACGCGTCAAAACCGCAACGATTACTGACGAAGATTTTGTTGAATCAGAACATCCGCGAGATAATAATGGGCAATTTACATCAGGAACATCAAGATTTTTATCAAAAAACTCAAATAACGAACCAGAACATAAAGAATCGGAAAACCACGATTATACGAAACAAAGAAAAAAAGATAAAGATGCTAGTATATCTGCCGCAAGTGATATTATAAAAAGGATGGGGAAAAATATCAGTTCAACATCCTTAAAAGAAATATCCAAGAAATATGGATTAAACAAAAAAGATTTTTTAGAAATAGCAAAGAGCAATAAAGAATTAGATATGGAAATATACAGGAATTTTCCATCAAACAAATGGTGGAAATACTATGAAATTCCATTAGGTGACGATGAAGATTTTGCCAAATTTGACAATTCTGGAAAAAATGTTAATATAAAAACAACAACAAAAATAAAGGATTCAGAAATGAAATTTAATTTATTCAAGGCCATTATGAAAAAACACGGCATAAAAGACGAAGATATCGAGAAAGTTGAAAAAGATATGAAAGACGCTGATTATGCCTCTCGCGTCCGTGCCGCATTGCAGGAAGCTGGTTTTGGTGATGAGGAAATTGAAAAAGCTATGAATGCAATCAATCCTATTCTTGAAGATGTAAAATCGGAAGATGCCATGGTTGAAAAAGCCACCGCAAAAGAAGAAAAAGAAGAAGTTGCTGAGGGTGATGAAGAAGAGCCAAAAAAAGAGCCAGAAGTCGCCCCGAAAAAAGAAGAAGAATTAGAAAAGAAAGAAACCGAAGATGCCGATGGTGAATTGGATGCAAAAATTGAAGCTGCGGTTGCAAAGAAATTCGCTGAATTAAAAAAAGCACAGTCGGAAGTAACTGATTGTGTCGGAAAAATAAATGTTGGTGATTCTGCCAGTGTTGCCGATATTTATAAAGCAGGCTGCAAAATCTTGGGTGTTGATACCAAAGATATGAAAGATGATGACTTGAAAGTCGCATTTAAGACAGCAGCGGCAATGAAAGGCAACAAAATTAACGAAAAGAAAACAACTGTAACCGATGATGGATTGAATAAATCTTACACAAGGGTTATGAGTTTCTTGAAAAAATAACAAAAAAAGAAAGGAAAACAAAATGCAAACAAAAGTATATCAAGTTCCAAGTTTTGCGATTCACGGTGGAAGATCAAATCTATCCGATCCGGAAGTATTTACGCATCCAACTTATAAAGTTTCCCCAACAGCGTCAAAACCTGTTTTGATTGGTGGGTTCTTTTGGGCAACAACCGCACCATCCGGCGCAAGCAATGAAATTCAAGATCAGGGCTGGGCTGATGGAACTGGTTCTGGTTTGCCTGCTGGATTTGCAGGTTATCAACCAACATACGCTTTGGCTTCAACAGCAACAGATACTTTGACTGTTCCTGCTGGTCAGGTAATCTTAGGTTTGGAAAAAACAGCTCGTTATGTTTTATCCGCAACAACCCCAACAGTTGGTCAGAAAGTATTCGCAACTTTGGCAGATGGTTCTGTTCAATTTGGTGCTGCTGGTGCAACAATCTCTGGTGCTATTGAAACTGATTTTGTTGTCAAAACAGTAACAAGTGCCTTGGATGTATCATCGGGATCTGAAGTAACCAAAGCTTGGGTCGAAATCAGCAATCTATAAAAAAGGCAATAAAAAATGAATAAAATGACAAAAGCATTATTGAAAAATGGAATTTCCGGCGAAATTGTCGCAGTTCCAAAAGCATGGGAATTGAATGATGATGATTCAATCAATTTAATTGATGATGTTCCAACCACGATTACCGTTAGCAATGCTGGCGTCCCTGCCGAATTGCTGACAAACTTCAGCAACAAAGTTATTGAAGTTTTGCATACCGTCACAGGAATGGTTGCATTTGCTGGTGAAGCAGTTCTCATCGGAACATGGGGAATGACAACTGATAAATACCGTCAGGAAGAATTGGTTGGTCATATTGCACCATATTCGGATTATTCTGAAGCTGGTCTGTCTGACGCAAACAATGTTTGGATAAAAAACGATTTTTATCTGTATCAAACTGTTGTTCAGTATGGTGAATTGGAAAATGAAATCAATTCATTGGCAAAAATTAACCGCATCGAACAGAAACAACGCAGTGCTGCAACACAAATTGCAAGAGCTGCAAATCGTTTCCAGTTGTATGGTGTAGCAGGATTGAACATTTATGGTTTGTTAACAAATCCATTTATAAGTTCGGCTCTGACACCAGATCCTGACTCGGATTCAAATAGCGATTTGTATCTGCAAAATGCAATCGATATGTATAAGAACTTGAATCGCATTATCCTGGAAATTATTAACAATTCCGGTGGTCATGTTGACGCAACTTCTTCGTTCAAATTGGCATCTTCGCCAAAAATGGTTTCTGCAATTATGTCTAATCGCAGCAATCCTCTGGCAATCGCTTCTGAATCTGTTTTGGACATGCTGAAAAGAAGTTATCCAAAATTGGATACAGTTATGATTCCAGAATGTGAAACTGCTGCCGGAACTGAAATCTATGTAAAAGTAGAAGAAGTTAATGGTCAGAAGACCTGCGAGAATGTAACTAATTGCCAGTTGCGTGTTGGTAAAATAGTTCAAGGTCTGAGTTCTCAAAAGCAAAAATACTTTGCTGGAACCGCAGGATTACGCGTTTACTATCCTTTTGCGATAGCACACATGTTGAATCCAGATTCTGAATCTTAATCAACTAATATGGGCGGTGAAAATCCGCCCAATTATGCCTAATTAACAAAAGGAGTGAAATATGGCAGCAAAAAAGAAATTTGTTATCGAAGCCGAAAAGCTGGGTAATGAAGAAATTAACGCATTGTTGGAAAAATACAGTGCAGCTGATAAATCTGAAAAAGAATCAATCGAATTGGAAATTAAAGAAAAGGTTGCGGCCTTGTCCGAAAATACACCAAAGAATGATTCTGTTAATACACCAGAAACCCCAAAAGAAAAAACAAAAGTTACAACAAAGGAAGATCCAAACGGAACTTGCTATGCTTTCTGCTGTATCCATGGTGGTATAAGAATCCAATATCTGGATGATAATAAAAAATCTCAGACATTACATTTGAAATCGGCAAATAGTTTGAAAGTTTCAAATGGATTTATGAATATCCAATTAAATCCAAATTCTTATTCTGTAACAAAAGTTACAAATTCTGTTAAAAATTGCATTAAAGAACAACATGCAAGCGCAAAATGGTTGAAAGGATTGTTTGTATTCTTCCACAGTTCTGCAACTTTAACTGACGAACAGTTAAATTCTATTTTGAACAAGCGTGGTCCAAGTCCTTATGAACAGTTAACAGAAAAAGAAATTGAAAGTGCAACTGGGGTAAAAGCAAGTTCACAAGATGATTAAAAAATGGCATACATATTTAATAAAGTTGATTTTCTAAAAATCTATCCCCAATTTTCATCGGTTGGGGGTGATTTATTTAATTTTGAATTGGAATTTGCACAATCTATTGTAAATTCCTATGTCCCAACAACAGAAACTGATTCAAGATTTAAGATGATAACCTATAATGTTCTTGCTTATCTTTTGTCGTTGACCAAAGATCCGAACACTGTTGGAATTGTTTCATCTGCTGCAAAAGGTAGCACATCAGTATCGTTTTCTATTCCACCTATTGCAAATACATGGTGGGGTCGCAATAATTATGGAACAACAGCGTTGATGATGTTGCGTCCGTATGCACGCGGTGGCGGATTTATCAATGGCGATACACCGGAAGATATTGTAGATGTCTGATATTGTTTTATCTTTGAAAAACATTAACAAAAGAGCCGAACAAATTATGGCTATGTCAAAAAAAGGCTCTGAGGTTGGTGTTTTGAAAAATAGTAAGGGTGTTTCAAAGGATGGTAAAACTTCAAAATTGGGCGCGGCAGAGATTGCAGCAATTATGGCAAATGGAACAATAAAAGCTGGCCGGTCAAGAAGTGTTATAATTCCTGCGCGGGATTATCAGGGTATAGCATTTAAGAAAAATAAAGAAAAATACAAAAAGATAATTATAAAAGCTATTAGAAATGGTATAAATCCAAAAACGGTATTTTCGGTTGTTGGTATGAAAGCGGCAGCAGATCAGAAATTAGCAATAAGAGATATTACCCCGCGAAATGCACCGGCAACGATTGCTAAAAAAGGAAAAGATTCACCGTTGATAGATACGGGAAATCTGTATAAGTCGATAACTTCAAAGGTAGTTAAAATTGATTGATATATTCAAGATTGCTACGGAAGCTTTGCAAAATGTCCATCCTGACAGATCTGCAACGCTCAAAAGTTGGAATGCTGGGTCAAAAGATGATTCCGGCAAGGTTACTCATTTTTATGTTGATTCTTCGGTTCTTATAAATGACCAAGCAATAACAGCCGATAGATTGCAGCATCTTGATGGAATTGACCAATCCAAAACATATAGAAAAATATATTTAACATCCCTTTCTGGGACAATCGCAATCCATCGTGGATATGATGTTATAAAAGTTTCTGATACAGAAAGTTATAAAATAGAACAGTTATTAGAAGATTGGACATTTACAGACGAAAGCGATGATATGACCGCTTGGTGTTGCGTTCTTGGAGTTTTACAATAATGGATAAAATTTATAAAGCTTTTATTGCGTTCTTAAAAACATTGGGTGATGGAGATTTCACAGATGATAATATATGGCGCGTAAATCAAAACGCTGGCGAAATAAATCCACCTTGCGTAATAGTGTCAATTCACGACAATGAATCTGATAGCACAAACATAATTGAAGATTCATTTGTTAATGATTCAGACCCAACAAAGCGTAAATATACCCATACACAAAAACGAATATCTTCGGTCCGTATAAGCCTTGATTTTTATGGTCCAAATTCTTTTGATATGGCGACAGAAGCTGGTGTTGCGTTCGAAGACCCCGTCAATTTTGACATTTTCAAAAATAACGATATAATACCAGTAGAATCAAGTGAGCCAATGCAGTTGCCTTTTATCGGTCAAGATGCAATGGATTATGATAGGTTTAAGATTGATTGTATAGTTAATTTTAACCCGACAACAACGAAGACAACAGACTTCTCGCAGGAAATAGAGCCGGAAGTAAAAAGAGTTCAAAATATACAATAAAAAAGGATAAAATATGCCTGTAAATATGAATAGAATTGTCAATGTAATTCCAACTTTGATTGAATCAACAGGAAGTGGATACAATGAAAGTGGATTATTGCTTACACAAGATACTTCTCTTCCTTACGGAAAAGTTTATACATTTGCGAGCGCAGATGCCGTTGAAGCTTTCTTTGGTCCAACAAGCCCTTTGGTAAACGCTTCTGAGATTTATTTTAATGGTCCAGATAATAAAACAAAAGTTCCAAAAGAATTATTGATTTCAAGTTATATTACCGGAAATTCAAATGCATGGTTACGCGGTGCAGCATTAACAGAAACAGTCGCACAATTTGCAACAATTACAAATGGTTATGTAACATTGGTCGTTAATGGTGAGGAAAGCTTTATCGATGGAATCGATTTATCCGGTTCTGAATCATACACAACTGTTGCTTCTAAATTACAAACAGCAATCGCTGCGGTTCATTCTGGATACACTGTAACTTATGATTTAATTCGTAAGGCATTCAAAATTACTGGTAATGCAACTGTTGCGCTGGGATATGCTGTTTTAACAACAGAATCTGGCGCGTCTGGAACAGAATTGGCAACAATTCTTGGATTGACCGCTGCGGCCGGTGCAACAATATCTGATCCATTTACTGGAACAAAAACTATCGCTGATATTATGGACAATATCTGTCTTAAAACAGAAAACTGGTATTCATTCACCACAGATTGGCAACCAGAAATTGATGACAGATTGGAATTTTCTGCTTGGAACTCTGGTAAATACAGTGGTGCAAGATTTATTTATGCAGAATATGATATGGACGGTGCTGCGATTTCTGGTTCAAGTGAAGCAGATTTTGCTTCAAGAGCAGTCGCTGCCGGATATGCGTCATCGTTACCGATTTATGGAATAATTGACCATGCAGTATTTGCTTTGTCTTGTGGCGCATGCGTAAATCGTGAAGAATTAAACGGTCGTTACTCTTTGGCTGGAAAACATCAAACAGGGCTTGCAATAACAGTTGATAATTCGATTGATTATGATGTCTTGGCCGCAAAAGGATATTCTTGTTATGCAGATTTTGCAACAGCAGGAAATACATTCCGTTGGTTTCAAAAAGGCGCAATAACTGGTAAATATAAATGGTTTGATGCATTGCAGGGCCATGTATGGTTAAATGATAACATACAAGTAAATTGTGCGGATTTGATTGATACAGTAAAAGCATTCCCATATTCACAGCAAGGTTATGGAATGATTGACTCTGCGATTTCCCAAGCGGCAAATGCAGCGGTTTATAATGGTGTCGCAACAAAGGGTGTAACATTATCCGAAAGTCAGAAAGCTCAGTTAATGGCCGACATTGGTTTTGATATAAGTGACGCTTTGTATTCTGCTGGATATTATACCTATATCACCGACCCATCTGCATCTGTTCGTGCAGATCGTGGTTCACCGATAATCAAATTCTATTACATGGATGGCGGAGTAATCCAGACAATCGATGTAATCAGCAATGCAATTTTATAATAAAGGATAAATTATGAGCAAAGTATATAATATAACTTCGGCAAATAGCTCTGTATCTGCCTTGACGAGTGTCGGGACAGTTAATTTTGAGGGTTATGCAACTGACCGTAAATGGGCAATGGAAGTCCAAGAATATATTGAACGCGAGCGTAGCGCAGATGGAAAACTTGTTATGGCATTTGTCCCACAGATAAATGATATAAAATTTACATTTCAATCAGCTTCGCCAACATTGTCAAAACTTGATTTGATTAACCAAGCTCAAAAACTTGCAAGATCGCCATTGCCAATTAAAACTCTGACAATGATATTGCCGAGTATTGGTAAAAAATTCATATTCTTGAATGGTGCATTGTGTGGAATGCCTCAGGTCCCAAGCGCAGCAAAGAAGCTTGAACCAGTCGAAGTCGTATTTACTTTTGATGAAGTAATACCAATGCCAATTTAAGTTTATGGGGAATGAGGGTTGTTAGTTTGCTGGCCAAGTTAGTAAATTTTCACTCCTTTACTCATTCCCCGCCCAAATTTAGCAAAAATAAAGGAGTTTGCTATGATTGACGATAATAATACTTTCAAATTAAAAAATATCAATGAAACAATAGACGGACAAGAACATATATTAGACTTCGGCGAAGATGAGGGTAAAACATTCAGATATAAAGAATTTTCTGCTGTTGCCGCCGAAAGATTTGCTCTTAGAATGTCAAGATTCACCACAGATATTCCAAAAGATAAACTGGAAGAAATTCAAGCCATTGCCGATGGTAACAGTAATTATGATGCAATGAATCTTTTGATGAGTATGCCGGAGTTTTCATTGCTAACAAATATCGATACGATTGATTTTCTAAACAATGAATTAAGTTTATTCGAGATATTTGATCAAGCAAGAGGCGAATATAGAAAACTCGATATAGATTCTGATATAAAATCAATCAAAACATTACATTTTCTCAGAACAAAATTATTGGAAGTATTTCGGCATTTTTTTACGAAAGGCAATTCATAGAATTGCCTAACCCAAAAAGGGAAGTAGTTTATAAAACAAAAAGTATTTGTCCGCTTTTTGCTCAAATCATAGGGGAAAAGTTAGCAACCCTTTATGAATTGGAAACAAAATACACAATGGGCGATGTCTATATTATGTCAGAAATATGTAGTGTATCGTCCGCAAATATAGAGAGCGCGCAGGATGCCGGAAACAGTAGATAAATGGAGTATTTTAATAGCATTGAAAACCCTATTATTCAAACAGGGTATCAATGATGTTAAATCTGGCACAAAAGAAGCCACAAAATCCATCAACGATATGGTTGATTCTATAAAAAGTATTGCGCTGGCCACCGGTGCAGTTTTAGGTCTTAGAGCAACATTAAACACTTTTTCAACCAACGCCCAACAATTAGATGTTTTATCAACCACAACTGGCGAAAATATACAAATGTTGCAAGCATGGAAACTCGCAGCAGAAAGTATGGGAATTAGTGGAAATGGTGTAATAAATTCTATAAAAGGTATCGATGATGCCATGGGGAGAGTAAGAACAACCGGATTTGACCAAATGCTGGTCCCATTACATCGACTCGGAATAGCAGTTCGTGATAATAACGGTCAGTTACGCAAAGGCGCGGATATATACGCAGATTTTGCAAAAAAAATAGTAAACCTCGATACAAGAACAGGATTGGATTTTGCACATCAACTCGGATTCAGTGATGAAGAGTATTATATGATGAAGCGAATGGGTGGTAATGTTGACGGATTTATGGGTAAATATAAGCAACTTGCCTCCTTAAAACAGAAAGATATAGAAAAGAATAGAGAATTACAACAAACCATGGCGGATTTGAAACAATTATGGGTTGCACTCGCTCAAAAAATAGCCGAGTATGCAATTCCAGTTATAAAAGGATTGGCCGAAGCGTTTGGTGTTCTATTACAATATAAGCCTGCAGTTTATGCAATGCTCGGCGGGTTAATACTTTTAATTGTTGGTGGACTTATCACAGCGGCAAAAGCTGCGATTGCGCCTATACTTGCGCTGGGAGCGACTTTATGGACCGCTCTGGCCCCGATTGTTGCAGTTCTGGCCCCGATTGTTGCAGGAATACTTGCCATTATGTATGCAGTAAAGAAATTCGGTGAATTTATAGGTATATTTGATAAAAATAGCGATTTTTTCTCAGGTGATTGGACAAAACCATCGGCAGATTATGATCCGGCCAAAGGTTCAAAAATGTGGCAGAATATAAATAGAACTATGCCAGGGTCAAGAAATACATCCAACGCGGTTAATAATGCGGGTAATACTTATCAAACATCAACCACAAAGGTTGGAACTGTTAATATAAATACAAAGGCAACAAATGCCCGTGAAATTGCCATTGGGTTCTCTGATGAATTGGCAGTTATAGGTAATAAGGGAGGGTCATTCTAATGTCTTTTACTTCTCTTGGTTCAGCATTTTCCCCGAGTAACTTTCGCGATGTGTTGGGTGATATAACATCCAATCAAGTTTTTGGTAAATGGACAATCGAAAGAACCAAAAAGAAAGATTCAAAAAAAATATCGGATTATACTTGGGATGATATAAATCCTATAAATCCAGAACCTCTCAGCAATGTTATTGCAGAGTTTGATTCTTTTGTAAGTTTCGATTTTAATAAGGAAAACCAAGTAACAGATTATCCTTTGGAAAACGGTGGATTTATATCAGCAATGAAAGTAATAAAGCCATCAGAATATGAAGTGGTTCTTGTTAAAAATGGAATGAATTTTAATTATGCAATGGAAAATTTTATCGACAATATAAATAAATATCGTGATGGTTTGGATTTAGTTGATATAATAACTCCATTCAAGACTTATGTTAATTGCACAGTTTATGCAAGTGGATATTCCCATTATAAAGATAAATACAACAATATGATTTTAATGAAATTGAAAATCAAAGAAATTCAAAGTGGCAAAGTTACAGAATCTGGTAAGGTAAGGTCATCATCATCCGCCCCAGCAAAAGATAATGGATCAGTCCCAATGACCCAGGTTAATAAAGCCACATTGACGACAAATACGGTAACGACATGATGACATATAAAATAACTCTTCAACAAAATTATCCAAACCAGATATTTGATATTTATCTTGAAAATTCTGGTAAAACCGCTGTGATTCATTTATATCAGGTTCAATCGCAAACTTTTATCGATATTACAATCGATGGAAACCTTTGTGTTGCCGGATATGAATTGCATGATAGAACAAAATTATCCCTTGAAAGATGGACATTTGCCCAAGAATATCTTTATTTTATGGATTTGAATGGTGAACAAGATCCGGATTTTAGGGAATATAACGATAGATATTTGTTTATGTATGAGTATTAAAAATGGAATTTGGTGAAAAAAGACTTTCTGCAACAATAACTATTGTGAAAGACAATTTCACACGCACTTTTGATATAAATAAAGATCCAAATGCAAAAGCTCAATTATTTATAGAAGCTCAGATTGAAATGCTGGGAATGGGGGATGGGCGCGCGCGCATTCGTATATTTGGACTTTCTGAGGATACAATGAACAAATGTGCGATAGTAAGTCTTCAAGGAAGTGTTTATATCGGTAATACAATTCAGTTATTTGTAAATGATTCAATCTTATTTACAGGCGAAATTATTCACAGTGTTCCAAATTATACAGAATTTCCAAATCTTTCATTGGATATAGATTGTTTTCTTGAACCAAATGGCGTTAAAAATAGAACTTCCCCGATTATGCAAAGGTTGTATCCGCCTTTGCCTTATGCTTATAGTTCGAAGAGTATTCATGACGCATTAGGTTATATTGCTATGCAAATATGCGGGTTTAATAAAGGTCGTGATGTTTTTGAAGACGAGCGTGCAGCCGGTCACGAATATCAATCCGAGGGATATGGTTTGTTATCCCGCAGAACATCTGACCCATTGCCAAAAAGATTGTATTTATATGGTTCACCTATGGAAATCTTAAATGATTTTTGTAATGAGTTTGGAATCCAATATGTTTTGCGTGAAAATAAAAATACAAAAGGAAAAGATTTGTATTATTTTCCAGTTGGTGCAATAATACCAGCCGAAAGTGATGTAAAGTGTTGGTATTTGTCGGCCGAAAACAAAAATTTATTTGGTTATCCAAATGCAACAGACAATGGGATTCAATTCAAATGTGAATTTAATCCAAAAATGCAGATTTGTGATATGATTGATATAAAAACAACAGTCCCTGGATTATCAAGAAGATATTCAATCAGTAAATTAAAAGGATTCATTTCAACAAAAGATGGAAAATGGGAAGCAGATGGCGAGGCGGTAAGATATGCAGCAGAATCAAAATAAAGTTTTGGATGGTGTTTTACGCAATCAAACGCAACAACAAAGAATACTTTCTTTGATCCGTAACGAATTTGCAAAAATAAATACAATAAAGCTTTGTAAAATTTTGGATATTGTTGATTCTGATAAAAAACAATATCATGTTCAAGCATTGGTTTCCCGAGCGTCAACCGATGGCTCACAAATGCCGGCAGATCAATTTTATGAGATATTTGACGCACAAGAGATGGGTGGTAACGGTGGATTCATAATTGATAGAAAAGTCGGGGATATTGTCATCGTTGGTTTCTTCGATCGTGAATCCACCCAACAACTTGTAAATGGTGAGGATGGTGCATTAAAAAGCCGAGGAGTATGTCCTCAGACTTCGGGAGTTATATTAAATTCTGTATTTTATGCAATGCCAGATGTTTTTGTTAAAATTTCAAGTGAAATTATTTCAAAAGGCGAATGGACACATACTGGTAATATGGAAGTAATTGAAGACATCAAAGCAAAAAACATAAATGTAACCGCAAATTTAACAATACCCGCACCTCTAAATTTTATATCTGGGGGCGCGACTTTGACATTTCAGGATTTATCTGGTATAACCCATTCAGTGGTTAATGGGTTAATAGTGAGCTAAAAAATGATACAATGGGCATTAGATAATACTACATGGGACACTTATTTGGCTGGCGATGGAAACCCACGCCTGGTAAAAGATGACCTTGAATTAGCCCAGGCTGTTGCATGTAAAGTTCGAGTATTTATCGGTGAAGATTGGACAGATGACGGGGTTGGAATACCATATTATCTTGGAACATTAAAAATAAGTTTTTCTCAATTAACCGAATATATGAAAATTGAAGCTTTTCGGGATTCTAGGGTTACAAAGTTTAATGTAAAATCAATGAAAATGGTTAATAGAAAGTTAACCGGAACAATACAAATAAATGGAGCTGTCGATGTTGGGATTTAGTATAACGGCAACAGGTGTAACACTTGATGACGAATCAACATTAAGATTATCTAGGGAACAGGCTTGGAAGGTAGCCTATTCTTCTTTGGGTGTATTAAATACAGATTCTGCAACACCAAATGGCCAGTTAATCACAAATGAGGCCTCACAGATAAATAATGTCAATCAAATGATGTTATGGGTTATAAATCAAATATCCCCGCGCACATGTGATGGGTTTTCTCTTGATAAATTGTGTGATATTATAGGAATATCAAGAAAACCTGCCGTTGTAACCCAGATAACGGTCCGGTGCTTTGGCGCGTCTGGAACAACAATTTATGGTAAATTAAACTCAGATCCAAGCAAAATTCAAGATTCTGCTGGTAATTTGTTTGTTGCAACCCAGGATTATACTATTGCAAATTCTGGATATGTTGACGCTTTATTTGAATCCGTTGATGGTTTTATTACATCCGTTGGGACTTTTTCAATTTATACAATCCAAACTGGATGGGAAAGCATAACAACACCTTATCCCGTAATTACAGGTTCGGCCGAAGAATCTGATACTTCTTTGAGAATCCGTTATAATACATCTGTAACACAAAATGGAGTTGGAACAGCCGCAGCAATGGCAAGTTATATTTGGAATAATATCGATGATGTTATTTATGCGGTTGGTGACGAAAATCCTTTGGGAACATCAAAAACACCATATTCTTATACAATTAACCCACATTCGTTTGTAATATCTGTTCTTGGTGGTGATAATTCAACAATCGGAAAAGCAATTTACGATAAAAAAAGCCTCGCAACAATGCAAGGTAATCAAACTGTTAATTATTATGAATCCTTGAATGGTCAAACATATGCAATAAAATTCTTGCGCCCATCAGAACAAACTTTGGACATTGATGTTACAATAACAGATTCACCGAATGTTCCATCTGATATTATTTCTCAGGTACAGGAATTATGTTTATCTATTTTTAATGCAAAACCTGAGCGAATGTATACAAAATACTATGGGACATCATTTCAAAGTGAAATTGCCACAATATCTGGTGTAAATCAAGTTTCGGTTCAATTATCAATCGATGGTGGCAGCACATGGTCAGATTCTGTTCAGTATGACATTGATAAGTATTCTTCATTTGGAACAGTAACGGTAAATGTTAACGAAGAGAGCTAATATGGAAAAATTGAATTATGAGGAAGTTGTATTATCACAATATGCTGATTCTGCAATTCTAAAATCCCTCATGTCATCATTTTCTGACGCAATATCTCTTGATCCAGATTGGTTGGAAACTAATCTTATGGACCATCTTAACTGTCAACTTTATATATTAAAAAAACTTGCAGAAAGATGGAATGTAACAAGCCCAATGTTGTTGATTCCTTTGATGGTTGACCATGACTTTTTATATAATACCGATGATGGATATGGGTTTGAAACACCAACAGAAGATGGTGGAACATTTAACATAAAAATCGCAAGAGCAAAGCAATATATAAATTTATCAAGAACACAATTAACAAATTTAATGTATGTTCAGGCCATGAAAGCAACAACAGTCCCAAGTATCGGTATGATGAACAAAATGATAAATAAGATGTTTTTCGGTCGTGGTAATTGTTGGGTTGATGTTTCTGAGATCGATTCATTTATTATTACTTGGAAATTTGCATTTGAATTATCAAATGAAGAAAAAATAATGCTTCAAAATAATCTTTTTAGCGTCCTGAGTGGGTATGAATTTCGGTATCAAGAGAATGTATAGACGACAAAATTGACAATTTTAGGCACAATGTTATAATTTAAGAAAGGAAAATAACGATGACAAGACCATTCATAAAAGGAAAATTTGCAAACAGTGGTGATTTGGCTGATGTTCCAGCAACCGCCAGTGTCGGTAATGAATTTAATTATTATGATGGAATTGCCCCAGATACCGCAAAAGATAAATCTGAGGGAGGATTACCACAAGATCGTCAAACATTAAATTCCGCGTTGCAATTATTATCAAAGTTCGCTGTTGGGTTACAAGACGGTCAGTTTACATTACCAACATTTGATAGCAGAATGACAGTTGCACCAATGACCGGATATTCTTCGGATTCTGTTTTATATTACAATGATGTTGCAAATTCGTCTTGGTTGATATTAAAATCAACAAAAAGTAACAATACAGATGATTTTACCTCAGACCCGTCTTATATCGGAACTTCCTGGACACAAATTGGTATTATACCGTATAATTTATCAGTTTTGGCCACACCGGCATTACAAACAGGTCAAATACTTTTTGGATTATTCAAATCATTGCCAAGTTCTTCATATATCTGGGGTGATAACGGCCGGCAACAGTTAAATAATGCTTCTACAAATTATTCAAACTTGGTTGATTCGATTGTTGGTGGGATTTTACCCTATGATACAATTACGGCATGGGACGCAGCATACGCAGCAAATCCTGATAATGCTGTTTCATTCTGGGGATATGATCCAGATAATGATATTGTAATCGCGCCAAATATACCGCGTGGTTATACGATGACAGCGGCTGGGTTATCAACAAATCTTGGGACAGTCCTTGAAAATGCTGCACCAAATATAACAACAGATTCTGGTGCTGGTGCAGAAAAATTATATACACATACATGGTCAAATGGAGCTGTTGTTTGCACACAAATAGGTAATCATGGCTTAGAAGGTGGAAATGTTATTGATGTTGGTAGATTTACATTTGATGCTAGTAGATCAAATGCTGCATACGGCCGTGATTCAACGACCAGAGTTCGTAATGACCAAGTTCAAATGCGCGTAATGTTCTATATTGGTGCAGAAATAAATCCAGAAGAAGCAAATCAAATCACAGCAGCTGGGGTTTTATCAGATGTTGCTGCCTTGAATGGAATAACTGGGCAAGGTGGCGCGACACCAATGATTGATTATATTGTTGAACAAGCCACAGGATTATCTGGAACAAACTATACAAAAGGTTGGTATCGTAAATGGAAATCTGGATTTGTTGAACAAGGTGCTTATATAAACGCTGTCGATACTGTTATACTTATTGTTACAATGGCAGATGTTGATAATGTTTTAATGGCAAATGTTCAGGCTATTGCATCATCATCGACTGGTCGCATTATTGCTGTAAAAGATAATTCCACAGTTTCAAAATTGAATGTTCTTCGAAATGATACTGGATTCAAATGGTCATACGAAATAAAAGGTATGGCAGCATAAAAAAGGATAATAAAATGGGTGATATTTATACAACAAACGATGAAGGCGAAAAAGCCGTAAGAACAGTTTCTGTAACTCAAACCACACCAGATACTGGTGCAAAAGATGTTATAGGAATTGATGATAACGGAAATAAAGCAATCCGTATTATAGGTGGTGGTGGAATTACATCTATTCCTATTGCAACCAGCACTGATGTCGGTGGTATCTTATCAAGTGATGAATCCGGGTCATTAAATGTTGATCCTGATACAGGTTTAGCAGGCATTGTTGATTACAAAAACTTTGTTTTAGCTAATTCTGCAGCCGAGGCATTGAGTTTATCACAGGAATATGGGCCAGATTATATTGTTTATTGGTATGTTTAATTAAAGGAATATATCATGGTTGGCGCAATAAAACGCATAATGTATAGTGATGGTCATCAAATACCTGGATGGGCTTGTAATGGACTAAATATAAACGCCTATCAGAATGGGCATAAAATGTTTGAAGACTCATATATATCATCAGGAGTTCGCCTGACTATTCTTAATGCCTCGACTTTTGCTTTTTATATATCGGCAAGTGGAGATTTTTCTATTGATTGGGGTGATGGTAATGTTGATACCATCACAAAAACAAATACAACAAATACTTTATATAGTCATACTTATGATTTTCAAGGAAATTATTATGTAACAATTACCGGAACTGCAACTGGGTATAATACAGTAAACGGATGTATAGCATTTTCTCACAATACTAATCCAGTTATAAAAAGTGCATGGGGTAGTTTAGGGACTATATTCCCAATGATTGATGATGTATATCCGGAAAATATGTTTAACTCGTTGTTTAAGGGTTGCACTGGTTTGTCGTATGTTGATAAATATCTTTTTGCAAATATAAGCACAACTTCTAATAGTATGTTTCAATCAGTATTTCAAGGTTGTAGCGCATTAAAATCATTGGATGAGAACATATTCTCACCCGTTGTTGGATTACCAAAAGATCATTTGTTCTATCTTGCATTTGCTGCAAGTGGATTAGAAAGTGTTTCAGGAAACTTATTTAAGAGTATAAGTGGACAACCAGAAAATTATGCTTTTGCTAATGCATTTTTAACATGCGGTTCATTAAAATCTATACCTGCAGATCTATTTTCAACTATTGTCGGAGTTCCAAAAATGAATCTATTCCAAAGCACATTTTCTTCATGCGGAAGTCTAGAAGCAGTTCCAGCAGGATTGTTTAGTGGAATAAATGGGTTATTACAATCTTCTACTTTTTATCAGACTTTTAGTAATTGTAAAGCTATCAAATCTGTTCCAGCAGGTGTATTTGGCGCATTTACTGGAAATCCAGCTACAAGTTGTTTGAATGGTATATTCTATAATTGTTTAGCGTTGGAAACCGTTGATAGCGGAATGTGGAATTTAGATGGTATGAATAATTACAATGCTGCAACAATGCTTGATAATTTATTCAAAGGTTGTGTAAAACTTACATCTTCGTCACCGACACTAAGTAGTTCTAGCACAACAAAGCTTTGGGAAAAGTTCACCGCATATACACCAAATTCAGGTAATAAACCATTTACAAATTGCACTTTGATGTCCGACTATGCAAGTGTTCCATCAACATGGAGGTAATAAATGCAAGAAGAGATAGAAAAATGTTTTTTATCGGGGCTTGAAATACCAGATGGAAAAAAATCTGTGGAACATTATTATCCAAAAAGTTTATTGCCTCCTAGGATTTATAATATAAGAGAAAATATAGTTATTGCCTGTAAGATTTTGAATAATGTTAAAGGTAATCTTAGACCTTGTGAATGGGAAGATAGAAAATACGAATTGACTTTATATGCTATAAAACATTATCGTATGAAATATAGCAACAGACGATTCTTAAAAGACGCGTTGGAAAATTGGAAAACTTATAAAATTAACCCTTGCGAACATTGTGTCGCGAGAAAATTTGAAGAATACTGTGTAAAAAGCAGATAAGAGAGTGTAGAATGATGAAATTTATTGATGCCTTTAATTTTATTAAAGGATATTTTTTGCGTTGGCAGAGAAACGATCAAAGATTCGCCAAGCTTGAATCAGAAATAAAAGATTCAAAATTAAGTCAGAAACGCACAGAATATATGATGATTGTGCATATTGACCCTACACAAACTATTTATATTCAAGGTCTGTATGATGAATATAAAGCGATGGGTGGAAATTCTTATCTTGACGGTATTCATAAAAATTGGGTTGAAAAACATTGTGAAATTAAAACAAAAAAAGGAAGAAAAAGATGAATATAATTGATAGAATTTTGCAAGTTATTCTTATTGTTGGATTTATGGCAGGATTGATTCTTTGTATATTATCAAAAAAAGAGTTTAATTACTGGATTTATTTGGGTTTAATTGCTGGAATCCTGGCCGGTGTATTTTATCAAAAAGTTTCTGATGGAATTAAGTGGATTTTGAAAAAATTTGTGTTAAAATTCAAGGGTAATGGATGGGAAGTTACAGAAACTAATGATGATTCTGTAAAAGAATGTCAATAAAGTTAACATAACCGAGAGTTTGAGATATTTTAAGAATAATACTGGTTTTGGCATCTTTGGCCTTAATCGGCTGTGAAGATCACCCTGCTAGGATTAAACCAGAAACTTTTCAAAAACAACAAATCGCGAGCAAATTCATAAAATCCGAAGAGGGTTTTCTTTGGCATGCAAAAAAAGAGGGGGATGGAGTTTGGCGTATAGGATATTCAACACCCAGCCACCCAGGCGCGCATACCTCAAAAATGTTGGCCGAGATTGCTTTTCATAATTATAATCAAAAAAATGTATTCCGTTATATTCCAGAAAATACCTCAACTATCCATTATATCTTAATGGCGTCATTGATTTATGGTTCTGGGATTGGTGGATTACAAAAATTTATGATTGATGGAAAAATTGATTGCAATTTAATTTTGAAATATGATAGCATAAAAAACAGCGAAGAGAAATTAACAAATCGAAGACGCAGAGAATATAATCTCTGTATAAAAGATTGATAGTATATTCTATCCGGTAATAATGCAACCGTAATGCATAAAATAGGAGTGAAAAATGTTTTGTGAATTGGCAGTTATTGTTACTATTGCTGGACAACCAGTGCAGCAATTAACCCCATGGCATGGGGGCGCACGCACCGAAGCTGATGGTGGTTTAACAAAAACACATTGTAATGAGTTCATTACAAAGTATAACATGACACATAAAAATCAACTTGTTTGTGTTTGTAAATAAAATCAAGCCCAGCAATGGGCTTTTATTCTAAAAAAGGTGAGGGGGATGAAAAATGTTAAATGGATTATTTGGGGTGTTTGTATCGGTTCTGTTTTGTTTCTTGGGTATTTGGGTGTTCGCAGCATTTATAGAGCTGGGCAAAAGGATTGTGAATTGTCACACTCGCAAGCACAGCAACAAGCAAATCACACTATCCAAACGATTACGCAAAACATTACACAACAAGTTATGGATACTGATACCGTTACTCTTCGTAACTGGTTGCTCAAAAACCGCAAGCGTGCAGAATAATTATTATTGTGAACCATTGTATTTTCACGAAAAAACTATCAATGCCATGCAATCTGATGAATTGCGGGATTGGTATAAATATGAACAAGAATGTATAAAACTGAGAGAATTAAATGACAAAAAGATTTGATTTGTGCCTCAAATGGATATTCCAGGCTGAGGGTGGATATAATTATATTGCGTCAGATACTGGCGGTGAAACAATCCTTGGAATAAGTAGGGTCAATCATCCAAAAATGATGTTGTGGCGTGAAATTGATATGAAATTTCCAATACGAACAGAAAAAGGAAATGTCTACGGTTCTTCTGCATTAAGTCGTGAAATAACCGAATTTGTAAAAAATCGTGCCGATATAATGGCTGAAATAGTCGAAATTTATCAACACGAATACTGGGAAGCTCACAGATGTTATATTTTCAACAGTCCGATTGATATCTATTTATTCGATTCTGTTGTTAATATGCCAGCCATTAGAGGAAAACAGATATTACAATCATGGGCCGGATGTAAACCAGATGGTATTATCGGTCCACAGACCGTAAAAGCAGTTCGTGATTGTGATTTGAATCCGGATTTATTACTGGTAAGTAGACTTGAATACTATAAAACAAGGCCAGGATGGGAAAGATTTGGTGAGGGTTGGACTAAAAGATTACAGGATTTGAAAGAATATGCGGATAAAATCGCATAATTTGAGTTTCTGTGCGTTATTTTAATAAAATGATAGATTTGTCCCATAAAAAATAAAACCCGCGTAAAAAGCGGGTTTTTGATTATTCTCTTAGCTCTTTTTCTTCTGGACCAGCCGGTAATGATTCTGGCTTTGAATCTTCTTCCTTTTTATGCACATTTTCTGAATATGCATTAAGTAAAAGTCGAGCAGATTCAATCAAATCAATTAACAAGATATTATCAACATTCATTGAAAACGATGATTCATTACCAATGCGATTGATAGTGATTGTTATTGTTCCAGTGCTTGTTTCTTCTTTTTCCATTTTTTAACCTCTTTTAGCTATTTTTTGTGAATAAACATTATTAGATTTGGTTGGTTCTTTATCAATTAAAACCCAGCCTTTCATACAAAGTCCTTGAACTTTATATTTTAATGCTGATTCGTCTGAATCAGATACAGTTTTAATACGATAATTTTTCGGGTCGAATTTTAATCCAATCCTTTCCAACCGATTTTTGACATCCGAAAGTGTAAACATTTTTTTTCTCTTCTGTATTATTGTTTAACCAAAGAATCCGCCCCAGTAAAGCAATCCAAATCCAAGTAAAAGTCCTACAAATTCAATCGAGAATTTGTGGTTTCCTGTTTTTGGTTGCCCATCACGTGCTGCTGATATAATTATATTTATAATAAATATAACTATATACACAATTTGAGGAGCATGTATTGTCATTTTAACCTCCTATATTCCAACCGCAGATCTATACATTTTGAGAAGTTCATCCTCTTCGTCAAGTTCATCTGGGTCTTTTGCACGAAGTTTGATGATTTGTTTGATATACTTTGGATCAAATCCGGCCGATTTTGCTTCACTAAATATCTCGGCAATATCGGCTGTAATTGAAGCCTGGTCCGCCTGTAATTTTTCTACGCGTTCAATTATGGTAACTAACTGGCTCGCGTCTATTGCACCATGGTTTTCTTGTCCTTTCATAGTTTCACTCCTTTTTATAGTTCTATGATTAGTTGCCAGTATTTGGCTGGCGATGGTTTCTTGGTATTTTTTTCCAAGAAATTAACCTGCTGCGCAGATATAACTGTCCCCCCCGCAGCAATTAACTTACCAATTCCAACAGAGCATGGCAAGATAAAAACACTTTTGTTTCCTTTTTTCTTTTCCAAAATCGCACGATCAACAAACTTTGCTATCCCGCCATAAGGTGCATCACGCAATTTGAAAGGTGGATTAACCCAATTCATTTTACCCCATTTTACTTCACTGGATAATGAATTATATCCTGCTGGTTTTGGATATGGGCATGGATCAAAATCAAATTTATATTTTTGATTTAATGGATTATAAATAAATTCCGGAATTAACCAGTATTCTGGACCAGATGGTTTGTTTGGTTCAAATGCAGTTTTTAATCTGCGACTATCGCGGCGGCGTTGTAAAATAACTTCACGATGTTTTTCATAGTATTTATTCATGATCATTCCTTTTTATCTAGGGCTTGGGTTATTTCTTCTCGTATTTTCTTCGCAGATTCCATATCACGCATATCAGCACAATAGTTTATAAATCCTTTTGCAATATCCAAAGCTTTTTCAAGTCTTCCTACCTTACTGGACTGTGCTAGCAGGTCGTCAAGATAACACCATTCAATAGGATTGAACACCTTAAAATTACCAAAATCTGAAACAATATAATAAAAACCAGAATCTGATTTTAACTTTAATAAAACATCTCTACCAAACTCCGGCAAAGTCTTATTATCTTTCCAAATATTTGTTTTCATTTTGATTCCTTTTTTTATTTATTATAAATTGCGTCAAATATAAATTTACCAAGTTCTGGTTCAAACATATTCCGTAAAACTTGTCGTTTGTTTTTAATTTTTGGGTATGCAGACAAATCAATACCAGTTTGCTCTTTCATATTTTCAAGATTCATACCTCGAATACGCCCTGTTTTTGACTTGGTAGAAAATCCTTTTGTATTTGGTGCTTGTTTTGGGTCAAATATTAACAATTCTGCATTTGTCCAGACTAAGTGTCTTCCAATTGTTAAACGTCTGTTCGATAAAAATCTAATAAATGAATCATAATATGGTTGCACATTTTCACAAAGATATATACCGTCTGGCCGACAACGTAGATATTCTGTTTCAAGGAATATTAAAGATTGCCAAAGCATAGGGTCACAATATACAGGTTTGCATTTACCACCACAAACACCAAGTCCATATCTTAATCGTGAGTGAGATTGACAAGGTGGGCTTGTCTGTATAAAATCAAATTCCTTATAATGGTCTAACATATATGTCATTGCGTCTGCGACAATAACTTTATGTGCTGGAAATCTGTCTTGATAACATTTTGCTATATCTGAATCAAATTCAACGGCAGTAACTTCCCAATCAGTCCAATCAATATCCTGACAAAATCCACCAATTCCAGCAAATAAAATTAAGGCCTTTCGTTTCATATCTCTAATCCTTTTAGTTAAATAGGTTCTGTTGTTCTTTTATTTATAATGATTTTTATTCTTTTTATTCATATATTCACTATCAATTATTCTAAAATCTCTTCCAAGTATAACTCCATTTGGTAGTCCTGCTTCACCTAGGATATATGTAATATCTAAATCTTTACCTTCTATTTTCCAAAACTCATTAGATATAGTTTTATGAATTTTGGCATTATAAAATTTACAAGTATCTATAAACATATTGTCTGGCAAACGTATAGATGTCTTTTTAATTTCAATTATCATATCTTTCATTCTATTACTCCTTTGCTTCAAAGACTGGTTTGCGCTTCATTTGATTATCACAAATCACCATACTATCAGGCAATATGGTATATGCAAAATCAGCATATGTTTGTCTATCTGGATTTGGCTTTGCCATATAGCGATAACAGTTTATTTTTAATGGACAAGATTCATTTTTACACATTGTTATATCTGGCATAGTGTTATTCCTTTGCTTCGTGGATGTTGCCGATGATTTCAATATTTTTACCAGCTAATTTTACATTACCGTTCCAATGTTGGTTAAATTCAAAACACGCTTTTTTCTTATTAAAAATAATAGTTCCTTTGTCTTGGTTATAACCAGGACGATTAAATAAACAAATATCCCCTTCATATATCAACTTTCCGTTTTTATCTTTTAAGCCTGTGCATTGACCAATTGTTTCTGGTTTAACCCAAAAAGCATTATCAGAATCAATCATTAAATGATGCCCATCTGGTTGTATTATGTCCTGTGGCAAAATATAAGGTTGTCCATCATTTGCTATAATAAGATTTCCATAAACCCATTCGTTATTATGACAAAGCCTACCACGAAACTTAAATCTATCATTATTCATATCTTATTCCTTTTCAGTAGTTGTGCGGGTTATCCTTCACCATAGTTTACAGTATTTACGATAAGCTTTTCTCCAACAAGTTTTACATTTACCTGCTGGCATTAAATCAAATTTACCTTGTCGCCACAAACCCCAATGAATACCAGTTTTTGATGGTTCATCATCACATTTACAACTTGCTTTGTTTGCCCAATATGTATATCTTCCAAGTCTATAAACATCTTTTTCGATTTCAACTGCACCAAAATAAGTTAAGATATTTCCCCAATAATCAGCACGAATCTGTCTTTTTGTTTCAACCGATAAAAACGAATAACCTACTGCCAATTCATTATTCATTATAAGTCCTTTTGTTTTCTACCATTTAAGTCTTTTCTTATTTGATATGGTGGTTTTATTTCGTTATTCATATCTTATTCCTTTTCTGTTAGTGCGGTTATAATTTTATATAATTTTTCTATATAGTTTGAATCATTACAACATAACCTTATATGCCAATCACCCTTTTCGGACCAGATATAATATACTTTTTCTGCCCCAACATCGACTGTTAGTTGTTTAGACTGTGCAAATTTTTCTAATTCATCCCAAGTCATTTTCATTCCAAATCCCTTTTGTTATTTCTTGCATTATTGCGTCAAACTTTGCACCATTGACACCGGCTTGGCACATATCTTTTATTAAACAATCAAGGGCTATCTTTGCACCTTTTTTGGATGCGTCTGCCCATGATATTTCGTGTATCATTTCTGTTTTATTTACACCACGCAGAGCGGTATAAATCGATTGCCGGCCGAGATATGAAAAGTTCAGTCTTTTCAAACATTCGTGTAACATTTCTTTTTCAAACTTAGTTATCTGTAATTGACGCTTTACTTCGATACTTTCCCGTTTTACCAGACCAGCAATTTCCTTGTAATATCTGCGTAATTCCATCGGCGAATCAAAACTTGCCAGTCCCGATGACCAGAAAATTTCAAGTAATGAATGGAAAAGAGCATTCTGTTTATTCGTCTTATACTGTTTTCCATCCATTATTTTGATATAAATTGGTTGTTTGATACCTGTTTTTGGCATTATGGGGGATTTTTCCCATGCGTCAAGAACAGCATCGTAGACCTGATTTATTTGATTTGCCGAAGAAAATTTTATGTCGAGCATATCAGTCAGCCATTTTGTTCTTTATTTCTGCCATTGTATTGTCAAATCTACCAAAGCATCTGATTGGGTATTGCCAAATCCAGCCGGGCTTTCTTGTAGATTTATAAAATCACCGAAAACACAACACCATTGATCGCCGTCCTTAAAATAACATAATGCATGGGCAGGAATACCAGATTGATGTATTACTTTGTTCCTTACTTCTTCATCAGATTCGCCCTCTGCACGAATTGATACTTTTTCTGGTTCTGGTGTTTCATAATCATTCAAAACATCATGGGCATATATTCCGCTACCTCTAATATCCATTGAATAAAAAGTATCACCAATATCATCATATTTATAAACGCGTAGATATTTTTCTTTTTCGCTCCATCTATTGTCGAGATTTTTTATATTTAACTTTGTGCATACAGCACTGGCCTCATCTTCGGTATCGCATTTTATAAAAATTTTATTTTCTGCCAAAAATTCTCTTGTATATTTTGTCATTATTTTGCCTCCTTGGTTAAAAATGACCGTGCGTTAAATTTTCCACTATTGCCAAATTCATCAAACACAGATATAGACATTGTGTTGATACATTTAACAAAAATTGACTGTTTTTCTTTATCAAGTTCATCCTTGATAAGATTTCCCAATCGTTTAAGTTTCAAATACCGCTTCAAATTGTATTCGGTTTGACCGGTATAACTTCCAATCAATTCACCGATAGCAGCGGTTGTTGGTTCTTCTGCAATAACTGGTATTGGTGGGTTCTTATCACTTACATCTTTTAAGAATCGTTCCATGCAGACATCATACAAGGCCAACAATCTATCATCGCGCTGATATAAGTCAAATACAATTTCTTTTTCCAGATTTTCCATAAATTCCAAGAATTTCTTGTGATTTAGTTTTTCATAGGCAAATCCAACGCGCCCGCGCAAAACTTCATCAAATCCAAATAAAGCTATCTGTAAAAGACCGCATTCACTGCTACCCTCTGCGCGACATTGTAATGACATTTGAATCCGCCATGATAAAAGTGGCTTGTCGGCAATTTCACGGCGCGTCTTGATTTCAATGATTGGTGCAACCCATGGCGCACCAGAACCACCAGCAATATCCAAAGAAACGATATTATTTTTATCAATGTAGACATTTGACGATGGCTTGCTGGTAAATTTTGATTTGACCCAAAATTCCATAGCCTCGCCAAATTGAGCATCGTAAATACTTATTTTACTATCTTCTGGTGTGCCAATCATTTTCTTATACAACCGATACGATGTTGAATATGGAACTTCCTGTTTTGCTTCCAATGGATCGATTCCGACATTCAAAAGTTCTTGTTCGGTCGCATAATAACGCAAAATACCCCATGCTTCGCTTGCGCCTATACGCGTTGCGCGCAGATTATACCAACCCAAGGAACGCTGTTTTACATTGATTTTTTTCATAATTGCCTCCTTATGCAATCAACCATTTGAATGTTTCAAACAAATCTGGCCGTTTTTTATGTAATGACGGATATTTTCTAAAAAGCGCAAGTGTTACAAAATGTTTCGCAATTATATTTTCACGATTCTCATCCATGGTTTCTTGGGTCAACGGTTCTGGAAAATCAGCTTTTATCTTTTCCAGATCATCGATAATTTGTTCTGGAAGCTTTTTATATGTTTCATGCGCCGCAACCATATCTTTTGTTTGTGATTCGCTTGGCTTTTCAAAATCAATGTTGGTTTCATATTCTTCTGGTGAAATTTCTTCAATCGGTTTAATTTCCTCAACTTTGATAGGTGCTGTATCTGCATCCATACCCTCTTCTGTCAATCCCTGAACATCTGCAATTTCTGGGAAAGTTTCAATTATTACTTTCTGTAATCTGCGAACACATACCTTTTTGACCATTTCACTGGTATATTGTGTCCATGGGCATTCAACAGTATTTAACAATTTATTCCCATTGGCATCTGTTTTAATGCGCCGTTTCCATTTTTTATTATCATCCAGATATCTTTCAATCTGATAAATTCCTTTCTCTGAGGCATTCGCGGCCGCAATAATCTCATCCACTGGAATAACCCCAGCAAAGTCAATCAATGAATTTGCGTCTTTTCCAATCGAAACACGGATAGCAAGATGATCGATATTACCATTTAATATATTGGCTATATTTATCGTTGGTTGTTGTTTTGAATCATCCGAAAATATAACTACACGCCTCCCGCCCGCAATTACTTCTGTAAATTTTGCAGCTGACCCCGGGGCAATAGCTGCAAAGAAGTCAGTATAAATATATCCGCGCCGTGCTAGCAATCTTGGAACAAGACGAGTTTGCATGCTGATACAAGGTATTCCGCCACGGAATACAATATCAAGGCAATCATAATCTGTTTTGAAATCAACCTGAGCAGCTGCAAATTTTGCAACTGAATTAGCCAAAGCATATATTGCATTCTTTTGTTGGGTTTCTGTTTGCAAATGACGGGCATTTGCTGAGAACCCATCCATTATTTTTGATAAGAAAAAATCTGATGGTTTGAAATTGACACCTGTTTCGGTGGACAATCCCTTTTGAATTGAATCAATCGTTATTAAACCTGCTGCCATTTTAAGCTCCTTGGGTTAATCTTGAAAACATATTATTTACTGTTGTCGGGCGGTATCTGCATCCGTCTTCTGTCTTGCAAAAATAGTATCTACAAAAATGTCTTGCATTTTTATAAATTTCTCTGATGTTAGAATAAGGACGGCAATTCATCCAGTATTTTGTTTCAGCCACCGCATCAATTTCGATCAACGCAATTCCGCGATTCATATTTTCTTGTTCCATTTTTATATCCTCCAGTTTTATTCATCTATATTATATGATAAATAAAATATAAAATCAAGCAAAAAATATAAAAAAGTTATGATAGAAAATCCCAGTAATCCGCCATTTTTATTTTTTGTTGAAAAAATTATCAGCTTGTCTTGATAACCAAACCGAATCGACACGAGTTCCAACAAACGAATTATTTGGGGATTTTAACCATTTGGATAATCTGTATAATAAATCGGACTTGTTCGGCGGGTATCGCATGCGCATAGCTTCGCCGATTGGGTCATTTAATCTTGTTAAATCAAAATCTGGTGTTATTTGAACCGTGTGTAAATCTGCTTTTCTGGCATTATGATTGATTGAAAACTTGTTTAATAAATCATTGACTTTTTTTTCTGGGGTTGCGACTATTCGATTTTCCTTAATAGTCGTCTTTTCTGCAGATTTCTCGATTTGTGCATTTTTGGAACAATTCGAGTTTTCTGGTTTTTTTGGCCGGCCACCGAGTTTTCCATCTTCTTTTAATTTCATATATCTTGTCGCTGTTATTTTTATCTCATCACAGATAAGATTCCAAAATTCTTGTTCTATTGCATCGCGAGGTTTGAACATTGCGCGCCCGCGTGCCTCATCTTCGGGACATAGTGTCGTATAATCACTGGCCTTGAATATAATCTTGCGAAATCGGCGTGCGTCTATCTTTCGCCCAAGTTTTTCTAAAACCGCATTATCCAACATTAAAAATCGTATTCCCATTTCAGCTCCTTTCCTTCCGAAATACCATAAATTAAAAAAATCATTTGTCAAATGAATCTGATAAATAAATTGTTTGTTTAATACCTTGACATACAATTTGATTTTATCTATAATTCAAACGACCTGACTAAGTTTTTATATTAAAGTTCCATCTTTATTATAAATATATAAACCTCCAGTTTTAATTAGTCAGGTTATTACTATTCCAAGAATCATATAGACTTCCCATATAAAACCCTATAACACGCGATCCGCATATACAATACGGTCCTGTTCCATATATTTCGAACAATTCTATAATTGATTGGGTTTCGGGAAATATAATACAAGAATTTCTATCAACAATGCAGGATTCTTGATTTATTTTTTTAATTGACAATGCTAATTGAAAGTCATATACTTTGGTTAAGTTATTAAATAATTTTTCCGTATGGATTTTCATTTGATAGCTCCTTTTCAACACCCGTC